GACGTATGAGAAGCAGTTGATAGCAGTTATACCAGATATCGTGTCATCAGCCCGCTCTGATGCACTACAGGCCGTCAAGCGGGGTCATACCAGCCACCTTAATAAGACAAAACTAAGGGAATCATACAAAGAGCACGCTACACCCATTATCAAGAACTGCCTGGACACTTTCATTAAGAACGGCATGGATTTAGTAGCACCAAAGAATCCGCATAAGGATTTACCCATTATCCCCCCGGTAGTCAGTCAAGCGGCAATAGACTGGTTAAAGACAAGAATCAACTGGGCGGCTATGCAAATTGGGGAATCCATGGCAGACGAACTAGCGCAAAGTCTGGCTGAGGGTTATACACTAGGCGAATCAATACCCGACCTTACTGCAAGGGTAGAGGAGTTCTTTGACGACCCGGTTAGAGCGCAAAGGATAGCAAGAACTGAAACTATCACGGCGAGCAATCAGGGTGCACTGTTTGGATATGACGAGGCGGGTTGTGACGAATGTGAATTCTACACTGCACAGGATGAAAAAACGTGTGACCTATGCAATGGTATGAACGGTATGATATTCAAAGTTGCCGATGCCACAAACGTTATAACAGGGTCAACGCATCCAAATTGTAGATGCTGCTGGTTGCCGGTGATTAAGTAACTCAAGATTTAACAAGATGTTTCCGTAAATCTATTATTGCTACAATAATAGCCGTAACGATAAGCAAAAGCATAAAGGGGATAAAGATTAGTTCAGCCTTTGCTTCCCCGATAGAGTTGACTGTTACCAGAGCACTACCCTCGTTAAGATATGCACTCATCCATATATAAAACAGTATACCGGACATCATTAACCCAAGTGCTAATCCCATGATAATAAATATCTTCTTAATTATAGATTTCATATTATGTCTCCTTAAATCATCAATTACATTATAACATATCTTGTCAATAGGAGTATTTAATGCCCATTCAGTTAATAGATTATGTCAAAGACGCTCCCGTTAAGAACGGCTCTATCTTTAACGGTATGACCGTGCGTATGGTTGACTCAAGCATACTCTATGACTATGAGGGCATGAATCCGACTGAAGCTAAAAACCTTGACCCTAAAAACAAAATGGGAATTAAAGACAATGAAGTTCTATTGAATGAAGATGTGCTAACCGATGATGAGGGAACTAAAGAAACAACCAATCACGAATTGAATGAGGATAGGATTTTAAGGGGTGACCCGTCTCTTGAATACTGGGAAGTCCACACCGCACTACAGGTACAACAAGAGAATCCGATGCACAACGATGCTATTAAACCGCCGGAGGTTAAATACAACGAAAACCACGACCCAGAGAACGGACAATTCGCGGAAGGTGACGGTGGTGGAGATGAAAACAGTGGATGGGGGAAACGGAGTGAACCCTCAAAAGAATACACTAAAACCGAAATTGTGAATGATATTAAAGATACAGTTGCTAATGATGATTCGACTTCGCATTATTATGGATTGAGGTCATTACCAGATTACGAAGATAAGCCCTATAAGGAGGGGCAAACACTAGAACCCAGTTATAGATGGGAAGATGGTAAAAGGCGAGGGAAATTAGATGGTGTTTCCTGTGTGGGATTAACTGATTATGGGGAAAATGCTGAATGGGCACTAACGAAAGTACAGACTTATGGTTATGACCAAATAGCACTAGTGGTGGGTGATAATTCTAAAGGCGGAGAAGATGAGGGCGAGGCAATTATAAGAAATGCAAGCATAGTTACAATATATCAAAAAAATGGTAATACTACGGGGAGTAAATCCGTGAACAAAAGTACAGATTTGAAACGGATAAAAATCACTAGCTCGAAATCAATGCCGGAAGTAGGGGTTAAGAATATGCCTAAGATGATTTACAAGTCCTTTAGAGCGAACGTCATTAAGTACGATGATGCGACTGGTATCATAGATATGCTGATTCCAATGAATAGCGGGCAGATGGATAGAAGTGATGAAGTCTGCACTCCTAAGTCATGGGAAAAGAGACTACCCATCTTTATGAAACGCCCTATCCTTGTTTCTTCGCATACTTATGACGACCTTCGTAAGCAGATAGGCGAGTTTGTTACTCTCCGCGTTACTGATGAGGGTTTGATGGGCACTCCGAAGTATTACATCAATGACGGCAATGAAGAGGCGGATTGGGCCTACAAACTAGCGAAGCGTGGTATGGCAGCGTTCTCTGTTGGATTTAAACCTTATGAGTTTGAGACTGCCAAGAAGGACGGCGATCCAGCGGTTACTTATACCGATAGTGAATTATTCGAAATCTCTCAAGTAGTCGTGCCTTGTGATAGAGAGGCGATACAAAACGCCATTAAAGCCAAATCAGTTAATCCGGTAGTCAATCAACTGTTACAAGATATAATGGCTGCGGAAATTGTTGATCTCACTGAAACGAAGAAAGAGTACAGTCAAGAAGAGATTGCAGACGAAATAGATTATCTCTCTAAAATGATAGGCAAGTCTGGAATTAAAGCAATGCGGGATAGTGCTGAAATTGAGGTACTTTGTTTTGCAATGCTTACGGCTCTGGGTTATGAGACTTTTAAGCATTATGATAACGCACTAATAGAAAATGGTTTTGATGTAAGACGCTTAACGGTAGGCGACACTACCGATAATATAAAAGACCTGGTTAAATGCAAGTGTGACGGCTGCGCTACAGCTAAATGTAAGTGCATCGGTGAAAAGTGCACTGACAAAGACTGTGCCTGCGGGTGTCACGACTCCAACAAATCCATACTCAGTATATTTCAAGTCAAATATAATGAGAACCACGACCCTGATAATGGTCAATTTGCAGAGGGCGATGGTGGAGGGGGCAAAGCAATCGGAACATTTTATGTTTTACCTCCTAATGAATTGGGTTCTCGCGCTGTAATAGGTGGGAGAGCTCATCCAAACGAAAGACCAGCTCAGATGGAACACGTTGAAACAGTTGTCTTAAAACAAGGTGACAAATATCAATATAAGGGAACAATCTTTGTAATAAGGGATAGTGATACCCAACTAATTAATGGTAAAGAATATCCTAATAGTAATGTGGTTAGAGCAATAGTCCCTGGTCAAATACAAAAAGTTAAATAGTACGTCTAGCTTTATCCCAGTACGGACTGTTGCATTTAGGGCAAACTTTTGGTACTACTGGAGTCCTGGGATACCATTGATGCTGACAGCGTAGACATTTGTATTGATATAATATCGGATAATTACGGCAATCCCTACCGTAATTAACAAGCGAGCAAGTATCACAATCACCATTATTTTGAGTACAATAATCCTTTTTCATTTTTAATCCAGTCCTCTACCGATAAAACTGTTTTTGTATTCTTCTTCTCTCCTAGTTTTTTCGGCGGCGGCATAATCTGCGTTCTCTTTATCCTCGCGAGCGGCGTCAATTGGATGTTCAGCGCGCCATTGTTGCATTGCCGCTTGTGCCCTTGCTTTTGCCGGGAAATATGATCCTGGATAATCCCTTAAATTCTCAGCTCGGTTTTGTAGTTTTGTAACTTCGTTTCTTTCCATTTCCGTTCTTCCTTTCTCAACTATCTATACTATATCAGTATAACGATAGTTTGTCAATAGGTTTTAACAGAGTTTACAAAATATATTTTAACGGTTCACAGACTCCGACAAGTCTGATTTTATAAAAATCAATATATGCAAAATAAAAAACAAAGAGGTTAAAAACAACATGGCTATTGATACAACCAAACCCGAATACAAAGAACTAAAAGACGCTCTTGAGAAAGACCTTGCCCTGAAAGACAAGATTGACAAAGAGATGGGTACTTTCCGGGAAGAGCACTTGAATGTCCAGAAAATGGTTGACGAGCAAGTCGCAAAGGCTCTCAAAACAACCATTAAACCCTTGACCGATGCTTCACCCAAAGATACCTTTAAGAAAGCTTGGGACTCCGGCGAATTTATCAAGGGCTTATGGGCAAACGAACAGCACAAGTCCGGCGCCGCCCTCGGCTCATTCCATTATCCGAATATGGAAGCTACTATGAAAGCATTAGGTGAGTCACAAGGTTCTACCGGCGCCTTTATACTGTTCACCGAATTATACCCCGAACTGCAAAAGTTAATCATCGAGAAACAGATCGTACGCAATTATGCCAAGATCATCCCGATGAATCAAGAATCTATCCGTATACCGAGAATCTACGATAACACGCACTACAATGCGACCTACGGCGTGCAGGTACATGGCGGGATGACCGTTAATGTGGCCAATGAGGCGTCTGACCGCTCCGCTACTGGTGGAGACCCAGTGTTTGCTGATGTTATGCTGATTGCGAAAGTCTATGCCGAAATGCACAAAGTCAGCAACGAACTATTAATGGACTCCCCGATGGCCTTAGCGCCACTACTGCAAACCTTACTCTTTGAATCACTGGGATTCCGTGAGGATTACGACTGCCTAATGGGCAACGGCGTTAATAAGTGCTTGGGTGTATTGAACTCAGCCAACGCCGCATTAATCAGCACCACCCGCACAATAACATCGCATCTTACCTTTGACGATGCGGTAGCTCAATATACATCAATGTTACCGAGTTCCTTAAACACCGCCATCTGGACTTGCTCACCTTCCGCCTTCCGTGATGTAATGAAATTCAGCGTTGTAGTCGGACTGGGCGGCAGTACCGTTATGCTTGGTAACTATCCTGGACAATCCGGCGTACAAGCACCTCCGGCCTACTTACTGGGACGTCCGATCTTCATCTCCGAGAAAGTTCCGGCGTTAGGAACTGCTGGTGATCTGGCATTCGTCGACTACTCTTACTACTTACTGGGTGACAGAATGCAACCGACCCTGACGACTTCCGACCAGAGATACTTCGAAACCTACCAGACGGCCTTCTTACTGTCTGAGAGGCTTGACGGACAGCCCTGGTTATCCACGACCTTAACGGCAGCCAACAACTCCGACACCTTATCCGCCTATGTTGTAACCGCTGCCTAGTTTAGATAGGTTCGAGTCACGTAGATTGACAGAACGGGACATGAATTAAATAAAAACGAGGTTAAAATACAATGATACTACTTACCGAAAAAGCTAAAATCATAAAAGTCGGGGGCTATCAGTCCCACGACACAGGCAAGTCCTCAACCTACGTGCAGTTAAGTGCTGGTCAACAGGCCACCTTTATTATAAAGTGCGGCACAATGGCACAGACTATGACCTTCCTTGCCTACCAATCCACCACATCTACCGGCGGTTCCGCTATCCCACTCGCCAATGGCGCACTCTACCAGAAAGCGACCACTGGCGTTATTGACCTGTCAGAACTTGACGCGGCTCCGGTTGCCCTTCCTGTAGCTGGCATCACCATGACGACTTCTACTGATAACTACAAGATTCTGGTTATCACGGTTAAGTCAGCCAACTTGTCTGCTGGTTATAAGTGGTGTGGCATCGTCTCTACAGCAACTACCGGCGCCAACTATGCCGATATAACCGCAGTAGTCAGTGACGAACGCTATGGCCAGGCCATCCCGCCATCAGTACAGTAATGAAAAAGAGAAAAGGGGAGGGTGTAAAAGCCCTCCTCTACCCTCCTAAGCATCGCGCTATTCTATCACCGATAAACAATAAAATAAAATGACCATACGGACACTGGATATACTCTACTGTCACTATGGCAGAGGAATTAAATATGATATTCGCTAAATGGTTATCCGATAATCTTGGCAATACATCTCAACCCATTACATCCTCGGTAGCTAATGCCAACTTCATGGGCTTCTATGTTTCTAACTCAGACGCAACCGGGGGCACGGCTCGCGGTATGTATATGCGTCTATATCTCACGGGCACTTCAGGACAATCCGGTGAAGCCGTAAGGGCATTCACTACCGTCAATGGAACTGGCGCTGTAGGCGTTCATGGTATTCAAGCAAGCATCTCCTTCGGTACAAGCGGCACTATTACAGGCTTGGCAGTTGGCGTACGTGCAACCTTCCAGATTAAGAATGCTACTATGAGCACTGGCACAGGTGCGGCTATAATGGCCGAACTATCCGCTGATGGTTCAAGTTCCCATTTCACAGGCACTACCCTATCATTCTTGAGACTTGCGATATCCGGTAACGGGACAGGTATCACCCAATTAAATTCAGATGCTGTATTCCTTGACCTCACTGGAGGTCCTACAGCGGGTGCTGGAGCTACTTACTTCGTTAATACCTCACTCAACTCAGCCGGTACAGCTTATGGCGGCTTAAGGGTTATCACACCCAATGGCGCCTCACACTGGATTCCAATAATCTAAACGAAGGGGGAGAGAATGAAAAAAGAAGATTTACAAGCAAAGCTGAAACAATGCGGTGATGATGGCTTTGAAGCATTAGTCAACACAATTAATACCGCACTGATGAACGCCCTTTACAACCGGGGCGCCGCTGATATACTGAAAACATTAATAGCTGAATTAGAAAAAGAAGATAAACCCAAAGAATAGCCTGCCCTTCAGCAAGGCGGGTTATTCTCTCCTTTCTGATAATCTTCCGTTGAGCAATATCGGCTTCTAAGGCGGACGAAATAAGCCGAATTATCAGAATATTTACTTTGAAATCAATACTCTATAAGAGGTGAAACATGGCAGTTACTTTAGAACTTGGTGGCGAGACTCGATTTATCGTACAGGCTGGGGGAACTAAACCTACAATAGCATCCCAACACGTATCTCCAAAGGCTGGAGATACGTGTTGGGATGCTACAGCTAATATTATTTATAAAACTTATGACGGAACTAACTGGGTAACGTTTGCAACTATGAGCTAGGAGTGAATCATGGCAGCACCGACAGTAACAACACAATCGGCGGACTTAGTTGGGGCAACGG